GGCGACCGACTGCGCAGCCTCCGCCGGCGTTTCGGGCACATCGCCGCCGCTCAATTCGGCACCGGTGCGGTCGACTTTGACCTTGCGCGGCGTGATGGCGATGCCGAGGCTCAAGAGCACCACGATGACCCCGCCGAGCACCAGCTTGAGGCCCCACATGACACCCTCAATGATCGCGGTGAGCGCCGTGCCCACCTCGGGCCTGGCGTTGCGATCGCGCACCAGCTCGGCAATCAGCGCCTTGGCGAGCAGCAGCAGTTGGTCGAGCAGCCACCAAGCGAGCGAGGTGAGGATCGCGGCACCGACGATGGTGGCGACGAGGGCAATGAGGGCGATGATGTTGCGCCATGTCCACTGCGGCAGCGGCGGGAACGCCGGCACCGCCTTGCGCCAGTGCCAGGCGAGGAACAGGCCGCCGGCTGCACCCGCGGCGATCGCCGCCAGCAGCAGCCAATGGAAGCCGCTCATCCGGCTGCAGCCATGAATTTGGCCACCCGTTCCCTGAATGCCGCCATGTCGAACGATGGGTCGATTTTGCGGCCGTGCGGCAGCGCATATTCCTTATGTCCGACGCACATTTCGACGGGCGCGTGGATGTGGCCGAGAATCGCGGCGCAGCCGCGGGCATAGGCCTCGAGCTGCACCTCGGGCCAAGGATCGGCGGCGGTGCCGGCATTCTCCGCCTCGATGCCGATAAAGCTGGAATTGCCGGCGGTGATTCCGCGCCAGAGACCAGCGCCGGCATGATTGCAGCGCCCGGCGGCGATCAGCGTGAACACCCCATCGCGCGCGAGGTGGAGGTGCGATAGCGGGCCGGGCAAATCGGCGCGCCCCTCGACAATGGTGCTGAGCGACGGAGCGTTGCCCTTGAGCGGCCCGGCTGTATGGTGACACAGCACTCCGCAGACAGGGCCAAATGCTCCGGGGCGGCCTCGCGCCTGCCAACCTGCGAGCTCATTGACGGTGCAACCGCCGGCGCGCAGCGCCTCGGCCAGCCAAATGGCGAACATGGGATTTTTCCTTTCTGGTGGGTCAGTCGGTCTCGTCGCTGCGCCTGATGCGCTGCATGGTCGCGACCATGTCAGGCGGCATCAGCGGCTCGACCAGGAAGGCCGAGCGCAGCAGCTCATCGGCGCGCCGCAGCGCGTCACTTTCCGGGTCAACCAGGCGGAGCGCGGCCGCGATCAGCTGATAGCCGCCGAGCAGCGCTGCATGCTCGCGCCTGAGCTTGGCGAGCTCGAGCTCGATGCGCTGCCAATGTTCCGCCTGCTGCGCCTCAAACCGCGCCTCGCGGTCCTGCAGCTCGCGCTGCCACGCGTCGAGCTTGGCGCTGCGCCGCAGCGCCCGGCGATCGCTCCACCCGAGCCACCACCGCACGCCATGACCAATCGCGACCAGCAGCCCGATAGCTCCGGCAAAAACGCCGCCGACCTCGCCGGCGCTCGGGTCGGCCATCCGCGCTTACTCCTGCAACTGGCGTTTGTGTTAAACATGCGTTAAATTGCCCTCCGCTCGGGTGAGGAGGGGTTTTGCGCCTGCTTGTCGTTTTCATCGTCTTCGTGGCGTCGGCCGCGCTCGGAGTGCTCATCTTCAAGGCGCGGGCGCGCTAGGACAGAATGCGCAAGCTCAGGTCGATTCAGGTGCTCCGCGGCATCGCCGCGTCAGCTGTTGTCGTTCACCACGCCTATCGTTCGGTCGACCCCAACAGTTTCGTCCGCGTTGGTGCCGCCGGGGTTGACCTCTTTTTCGTCATTTCCGGTTTCATCATGGCGACCATCGGCCTCGGGCGATCGCCCGGCGCGTTCATCGCCGATCGGTTGTGGCGCATTTTCCCGCTGTGGCTGATCGCCGTTTCGCCGTGGTTCCTGCTCGGTCACCCCGATCGCCCGACCACGCTGGCCAGCCTCACCCTATGGCCGATTTGGCACGGCCAGTTTTACAGCCCGGCGTTGCTCCTCGGGTGGACCCTGTGCTTTGAAATGCTGTTTTATTGGGCGTTCACCCTGGGGCTCGCCACGCGAGCGCTAGTGCCGCTCGGCCTGTTCTTCGCCTGCCTCATCATCGGGCCGAGGAATGACCTCCTCGCCTATCTCGGAAGCCCGTTGATCCTCGAATTTCTCGCCGGGGTCGGCATCGCCCTGCTAAGGCCTTCGCGCTACGGCGGCGCCCTCATCCTCGCCGGCTTGCTGTGGTTCGCCGCCGCTCCTCAAACCTATTATAACGAGCTCATCGGCGCTGGTGCTTATCTGCGCCTGGTCGCGTGGGGCGTGCCGGCGGCGCTCATCGTCTATGGCGCAAGAGCGCTCGAGCCGCGCTTTGCTGGCCGCACCCTCGCCCCGCTCGTGATGCTCGGCGATGCCTCTTATTCGATTTACCTTTTCCATTTCATCCCGGTTGAGATCCTCGGTCGCCATTGGCTGCCGGCGATCGCCGCCGGCATCGGCACCGGCCTTACCGCCCATTGGCTGGTCGAACGCCCGATCATGGCCTTGCGGCCGCTGCTGAGGCGCTATGCCGGCCTCAGGGCCATCGTCAGCGCCGCCCAGGAGCAAGCGGTGTTGGTGCGCCCGCCGCCCCACGTGGCCGGATCGAAAGCGCCCGCCCCGTTCCACGCAACGAAACCGGCGCCTGAAACGCCAGATTGAGAGGTCGCCGAGCGGTTGGCTGAAGCAAATTCGTTGGTGCCCGAATTGAGGTCGCCGGGATTGGTGAACACCCCGCCGACCCCTGAGCCGCCCACGGCAGCCGCTCCTGCCACATAGATGAGCGCGCCCGCGGTGACCGGAGTGATTGCCCCAGGATTGGGCTTGCCGTCATTCTGACCGACCGCAGTGACGTTGGCGACATCCCGCGGTGTGGTGGTATTGACGCCGCGGAAGGCGTGCACCGTGACGCACACCGCCTGCAGGGCCGCGTTGGCGCCCTGAATCAGCACCGAACTATCGGGCGAAGCACCCATGAATTTCGACCACACAGCCATGTTCACCGCTGAGGTGTCGGCCTGGTAAAGGTCGCATTCCTGCGTCCACCCCGCTGGCGGCGTGAAAGTTATATCCGGCGCGCTCGGCGTGTTGGTGTCGATGACCACCAGCACGAAATCGTTTTGCAGCAGGGTCGCGGTCGTGCCCGTGTTGGTCAGCAAATCGGTGAGCGAACAGGCCGTGGCGCTGGTGCTGGCGAAGGTGAAGGTTTTTGACCCGACGAATGTTGCTGGCGTTCCGCCGCCGGCGACCGCCTGCCCCATCAGCGGCGAGGGGAAAGGAAACATCCCGATGACCTCGGGGCATTCGATTTTCGCGCGCCGCTCGGGCAGGATGAGCGAGGGCGCACTGATAAGCGCCTTGCGCTCTGGAACGATGAGCTGCGGCCGCTCCGCCTGCAGCGCCAGGCCGGTCAGGAGCGGCAGCACTCAGGCAGCCTTGTTGAACACGGCGCGAAACTTGGGCGTTGCCGCGTCATAGCATTTGAGGCTCACCACATCGCGCTTGCCTGCGCCGGTCGACAGCGTGGGCGTGCCCGCCGAGCCCCAATCAAAGGCGGCGTTCCAGGTCAGCGTGCGGCCGCCGGTGCCATCCTGAATGACATCGAGCGAATAGGTCAGCCCCTCCTTGGGGTTGGTCGGCGCGGCCATCGTCCGATTGCCGCCGAGCGTGACCTTGGCGTTATAGCCAAGGCTCATATCCCAATTGATGGTGGCCCCATCGGTCAGCGTCTGCGGCACGGCCGAGAGCACCAGCTGGTCGGGCGCGATCGGCTTGGCACTGACGCTGCCGGCGCGGATCTCTGCGGCCGTCGCGAAACTGCCTCCACCCACCGGCGACCACATCACCGAAGTCGTTCCCATAGTGATGGGCGCGGCGGTAGTCTGTTGCCACTGCGTGCCGCCGTTCGCCGTGCCCTCGAGCACCCGCACTGTCGCGCCGACCAGCTCGGCGCTGCTGTCCGCATCGGTGGTGCGGGTCAGAATATAGGGGTGGGTGCCGTCGCCCACCTGAGTCAGCGTATAGATGCCGTTACGGTAGGCGAGCGCCTCATTGGCGACGAGCAGGCGATCGCCGGCGGCCAGGGTCACGCCGTCCTGCGCCGCCAGCGCGCCGTTGCTGGTGCCCGTCAGGGTCGCGCCGACTCCGCTCGACCCGTTCGCATAGGTGCTCGCCGGCAGCGCGGCGGTGGTTTTCGCGCGCACCGGCTGCTTGGAGGCGAGCCCGGCAATGGCCCCGTCCACCACCGGGTCGATTTGCCCGCTAACGTCCAAATCGGCGACGGTTGCCGGGCCCAACACCAAGCGATCGCCCGCGATGCCGCTGACCACATAGGTGACGGCGACATAATAGGTGGCGCCGCCGACCAGCCCGGTGATGTCCGTCTGCGTGAAATCGGGACCGTAGCGGCCCTTCATCACCCATGAAATGGAGTCGGAGTCCGCGACCGGGTCGCCAACCCCGTCATCCTTCCAATATTCGACAATGACCGCCTCGGCGTTTTCATCAGCAGGCACGGCGCCGGCCAGATGCAGCGCGGGAACGCTTGCTCCGGCGCTGTCGAGCGTGGTGGCGGTGAGCGTCCAATCGCCGCTGTCGGGTGCGCCGATGTCGGGCGGCGGCGGATTATAGGACGGCTGCGATTGGTCGCTCGGAAACCCCTCATCGGGAATCGCATAAACGTCCGCGTTGATTTCGCGCAGCGTCAGCGTGATTTGCCATTTCTCATCGACCGAATAGGCCTCAACGCGGAACGTCTTTGTGGCGCCGCCGAAATAGCGGTCAGACTGCCATTGCAGCCAATCGCCATCCTCGAGCTGACAAAAGCGCGGCCCGAGGGTGACCGTCGCCCGGCCCCACAGCCGCCCCAAGCGCCGGTTGATTTCGGCAACGCGCAGCGCCTGGTCCTGGTAGCGCACCAGGCGCAGGGTGATTGCCGCCTCGCGCGGGCGGCCGTCGGCGACGATGTCGGCATTGTCGCGCACCACCGGCGCGGCGTGGTCCTGCCACTTTTGCGACGGCTCGACGTAGCGCGCGACAACGGTGTTGAGCCACTCCTGATTGGCCTCGGAAAGAATGCCCTGATTCCAGCTGACCTGACTGCCGCTCAAAAGGTCAGCGTCGGTGAAGGTCTCCACCACCGTTTCCGCGTGGCCGGGGTTGAGCTCGACCGAGCCCTCGCGGGTGACCACGGTGCCGCCGGTGGCAGCGGCGAACATGCCCTCAACGTCGATGAAATCCTGGTTTGCGTAGATCGGGCCGGAAACCCGATAGCCGCCGGTTTGGTCGAGAAAGCGGATGCCGAGCTCCGCCGGCACCGATTCGCGCGTCAGCAGCGCATTGTTGATCCGGTCATAGACCGCGCCCGAGCTCTCAAAACCAGAAATGCTCGACCAATCGCCAGGGCTTTCCGTCCTCAGCGTGCTGAGGTCGCGGGTCGAATATTGCGTGAAGCCGATCCAGATTGCGGCATCGCCCTGCGCCGCGCCGCGAAACGGCTTGTCATTGCCGCCGCCATCGTTGCTGAACGGCATGGCAACCGGCCCGGCGGTCAGCGTGCGAGTGGCCTTGTCGATGATGAAACCGAGTCCGCCGCTCGCGCTTTGCCAGACGAAATAGCCGCCGGCGCCATTGTCGAGCCCATAGCATTCGCCCTCGGTCGCCACCGCGATGGTGTCGGTGGTGAAATCGGGGAGGGTGCAAAGGGCGATGCCCGGCGTGTAGCTGAGCCCGCTCGCCGGCCCGCCGAGCGCTATGCTGGCGCCGTCTAAATCGGTGAACATCCACGTGGGGTGGAAGCTGAGCGCGGTGGTCACGATGAGGTCGCCGACGAGCTGGTGGATGCTCGCAGCCGGATTGGCGCTCGTGCCGAACACGCCCGCGACGACATTCCACACGCCGCCGCTGCCGAGCGGGTCGGCCGAAACCTGCGTGCGGCCGCCTGACGGACTAATGAGCGCGGTCGCGCTGTCCTCGCTTACATAGAACGAATAATCGGGATTGACGGCGATGCCGCCGTTGGCGGGCATATCGAGGCCGCTGCCGCCGCCGATCCTGGTGAGCGTCGGCAAATACCACAGCTCGAACCCATCCGACCAAATGAGATAAAGCCGCGTGAAATCGGGCGAGAACCTGGCGATCTCAAAGTTATGGCTCGGGGTCAGGATCCTTGACGGTTTCGCGCCGCCCACCGCCTCGTCGCACAGATTGGCGGGCGCGATGATATTTTCCGGCGGCGCCTCCTCGGCCGTCAGGCCGCGGCCGACCAGCAGCTTGCCAAGGTCGCTCGAATCGTCATTGGCATAGACGCCGCGCACCCACCGATAACGGCAAATGGCGGCGTTTTCCGACCATTGCCAGGTCGCCGGGTCGTCGATGCGATGCGGCCCGGCACCACCGTCAACGGTATCGTCGAGGCGCGGATCGTAGCAAAGTGCACCCTTGAGCACGAACAGGAACCGCGGGCGCCCGCCAGGCCATGCCGGATGTTTCGCATCGGGCTTGTCGGCGAGGTAGCAAACGACAACGTCGCAACCGGATTCGCCTTGGTCGGCCGCGGTCCACCCCGGCGCGTGGTCGAGCACCACATCGGGCAGCGGCTCGGCCGTGGTGTCGGCGCGGAAATACAGCTCGAAATGGTGGTCGTCGAACTGCGGATAATTGCCGTTCCCGGTGTAGGGCACATATTCGTCATTGACGAAAAACCCGGTCAAGCCTTCGCACTTGTGGTCGGCAAGCCGGATGACGAGGCACTCCCAATCGGTGCCGTATTTCCCGCCATAGTTGAAACCGTCGACCAGGCTCCCAGGAGTGGCCGCTTCGCCCACCATCAGAACGCGCGGCTGCTCGCCGAGCTGAATGCTCATTTCCGACGCCTGGCGCGCCGGCTGCTTGGGCTGCGTCAGCAACAATATGGCGTTGCTGACAATCATTGCGCTGCCCTGAATTATCAGGGCCGGATTGCCGGTGAGAATCCCGGCAATCACCATTGCGGTGCCGACGATGAAGCCGATAAATTTGCTCACGGCTTCTCAGCTTCCTTTCTTGAGCGAGACCGCCGACCAGGCGCATCGCATGGCCTTGCGCGGCGCTCGGCGGTTGCCGTTCTCGCCTGGGCTCACCAGCGTCGAGCCCTCGACAATCATGGGATGGATTCCGAATGCGGCATCAACCACGCCGGCGATGTCGCCGCGCATTGCCTGAGCCGGCGCAATTCGCACGAAATAGGTGTCGATCGCCGCCTCGAGCGAGGCGAAGCGCTTGAGCAGACGCAGCGCCTCGGCCCGGCTCGACCACGCGAGCTCGGGCGCCACCCTGATGCCCGTTTGTGCCTCGACAGCGCCGAGCGCATAGCCCAAGCAATCGTTGGCGAAGCGGCCCCAGGCGTGCGGCCGCCGCTGTCGGCTGTCGATGAACGCGACCAGCGCCGCAACGTCGCGCGGCACCTCACCGGCAAACAATGAAGCGCTCAGCCTACAGCGCTGCTCGTGCGCGACGGCTTCTTGCCGCCCCAATAAAGCATCTTCTCGCCGGCATAGGCGGTGTTCTTGAAATAGCCGTCTGCCGCATTGATGAGCCGCTGGTCGGAATCGGAACGCATTCGCGCGCCGCTGCGGCCGAGCCCGCGTGCCGCCGTTTCCACGCCCGCCTTGATCGCTGCCTCGCCGCCCACGGTCTCGTCGCTCTCGACCGTGTCGATGCGCCCGCGGTCGAACACATGCGCGTCGAGCAGGGTTTTGCCGTCACTTTTGAAAATCAGCCGATAGACGACCACCGAGGCGGCCTTGACCTCATCCGCGTCGAGCAGCTTCAACGCCTCAGGCTCGACGCCCGACAGCGTCAGCTCAAGCCCTTGAGCGACTCCGCCGATGGCACCCGCCGTCTGCTGCGCGAGCGCCCGGTCGCCGAGCCCCTTGAACGTCAGCCCGAGCGAGGGCGGAGTGATAGACCCATGGCCACCCCACACGAGGATGGGCGGCCCGCCGTCGCGCGGCGTGATTTGCACGGCGCCAGCGACCAGCGCGGTGCCGGCGGCGATCGCCGCCAGCGCGGCGGGCGCAAAGCTTTTCATTCGCGAATGTCCTGAATGGCAACCAAGGTGCCGCCGCGGATTGCTTCGCGCCGATCGATGGCCTCGAGCTTGGATTGGTCGGGAACCAGCACCATGACGCACTTGGGCTCGTTGAGATAAGCGGTCGCCGTTAGCGGCACTGCGGAGGGCACCGGCGGCTCGCACACCACGGTCACCTCGCCGGTGCCGTCACCGGTCGCCGCCTCGACCACGCGCACCAGCGCGTGCCACGTGAGGCCCGCGACCGATTCTTCGGTCGCGACCCAATGAAAGCCGATATAATCGCCTTGGCTCATCACGAAACCCGCGGGCAGGCCGGTGAGCGTTACCTCGCTGTCATCGTCGGCGGTGATGTTTTCCGACCAGCTGGTGGCCGACCCGTCGAACGCGCCGCCGCCGGCGCGGGTCATACCGGTAAAGCCGGATGCGTAGGCCTTGGGGTAGGTCCGCTTTTGATCGCGGCCGAGAAAGCGCCGGTTTGAGCCGCGGATGCTCGACATGAAGGCGCGCCACTCGTCGGATTTCTCGGGGCGCATTTCAGCGAGCTGCCAAGCACCCATCCACAGGGGAAAGCCCGCCTGAACGCCGCCGATTCGGCCGCTCGCCTCGGGCGCAGAATAATCGACGCGCAGCAGCTCGAATTGCTGGCGCGACACACTGCGCACCGGCATGTCAAACGGCTGTTTCATCTGAGCACGAACCTTTCGCGAGCGTCCTTGACCGAGCGCACCACGCGCAGCGGCAGGTCGGCCTCCATGCGGTCGATGCGCGCGCTGATCGCCGCCACCGCAGTCGGGTCCGCGCCCCGGAAATCGTTGTAATTGGTGAGCGAGACCCGCGCGCCCATGCCCATGTTATCGTTGGAGACGATGCGGCCGCTGCTGTTTGGAACGAACAGCTCGGGCCCCTTTTCGCCGACCAGGTAAGTCGCGCCTGAATAGACCGGCCCACCGCTGGCGCGTGGGCTTGCACTGAACAGGAACGAACTGCCAATGTCGCCGGAGCCCCCGCCGAACAGCGCATTAGCGAGCGTTCCCATCACATATTTTTCAATCGCGAGGCGCAGCAGGTCCGCGAGGATCTGCTCGGCGATTTGGTGGAACACATCGCGCATGCTCCTGGCGCCAGTGATGACATCGAGGATGCCTTGCTCGACGGAGCGGAGACCCTCGACCGCGACCTTTTGCAGCGCCTCGTTGGCCTTGGCGGCGCTGGTCGGCAGCGAGGCCAGGAAATCCTCGCCCGGTCCGCGGGTGTTCTTGAGCGCATTTTGCGTGTCGAGTGCCTGCTGATTGGGCAGCGCCGCTAGCTGCCGCCGGGCCTCCTCGATTTCGGCCCAATCCTTCGATTCCTTGATGATACGCTGTAGCCGCTCGCGCTGTTCGCGATAGGCGAGCTCGATGATTTTGAGCTCGATTGCGCGGCGCTCGGCGGCGGTCTCGGCGAGGCTCGACTCGGCCTGCAGCTTGTTGCGCTGGATCTCGAAACTTACCGCCTCGAGCCGGTTGTAATCCTGCTGGCGGTTGGTCTCCTCCTCCTCAAGCAGCGCCTGGCGTTCAAGTGCATCTTTGCGGTCATAGAGCGCGAGCAGGCTGTCGGCCTGGGCCTGCGAAATGCCCTGCGCACCCTTGCTGATTTTGAACTGCTCGACCTCGAAATCGAGCTGCGATTTGTAAATTTTTCGGTCGAGATCGGCGACTTGCACCGCGATGGCGGTGCGGTCGACGTAATCGTGCGCGATGCTCTGCTGCGCGCTCAGGATTTCCTCCTGGGCGCGGAGCTCCCGCTCATCATATTCGTGGGCTCGGGAAAGCGCCTCGAGGCGCTTGCGCATCGCCTCCTCGGCGCTGTGGTCGGCCTTCTTCCTGCCACCGCCACTCGCGAGAAAATCGCCGATGTCCTGGCTCGGCAGCTTGAACTTGCTCGACGAAATCGGCGGCAGCGCAACGGTGATTGAGCCGACGCTCGACCCCACCGACGCCCCGCCGGGGAACGTGCCCCTGGCGGTGCGCTGTTTATCGGCTTTTTGCGCTTCCTGAATGCGGGCGCGCGCCTCGACTGCGGCGCCGATCGCCGGGGTAACTCCGCGCAGCGCCGCCAGCCACCAATCGGGCGGTGTCGGCAAGCTGGCGATGGCTTGGGCCACGCCGGCGATGCCGCTGATGGCCCCGCCGGCGAGGCTGGCGATGCGCCCAAAGGCGTCGGCGAGGTCGTTGATGGCTCCGGCATTATCGGCGACCACGCCGGCGATGCGCGCCGACAGCACTGTTTTCAGGGCCTCGAGCTTGTCGGCAGTCGCGTCGGCGTTGCGAATCTGCTCGTCGGAAAGGACGATGCCGAGCTTGTCGGCGGCCGTGGCGAGGTCGTTAAGCGCCTTGGACCCGCCCGACAGCAGATTGTCGAGGCTGGCGCCCGACTTGCCGAACAGCGCGACCTCGATGGCCGCCCGCTGCGCGCGGTCGGTGACCCGCTCAAGGTGGTCGGCAATGAGCCGGAACGCTTCGCCCGCGTCCTTGCCCTTCAGCTGGTCGGCGCTGATGCCGATGGCGTTGAAGGCTTTGACCGGCTCCTTGGCGCCGGCGGCGACCTTGCCGAGCGTGATGGTGAGTTTCGAGAGTCCCGTTTCCAGCTGGTCCTGAGAAACGCCGACCTGGCCGGCGGCAAAGCGGAACACCTGCAGGTCGCGGGTGGTGACACCGAGCTGCTGCGCGGTTTCGCCGAGGCTGCCGGCATATTCGAGCGCGGCCTGGGTCGCCCGCACGATGGCATCGACGCCAAAGCCTGCGGCAAAGCCGCCGGCGAGGCCGCCGGCGAGGCTGGCCATCGTGCGGCCGATGGCGCCGGCGCTCTTTTGGAAGCCCTGCAGCCGCCGCTCGAGGCGGCTAGTCTGCGCCTCGGCCTTGCTGACCCCGGCGCTATAGGCGGCCGTGTCCAGGCGCAGATTGACCGCGAGCTCGGCAAGGACATCCTGCAGCGCCATTTCGTCAGCCTTTCTTCATTGTTGGGTGACCTCGCCGCCCTCGATTTGGGCGTCGAAGTAGGCCGCCAGGCGCTCGCTCGATTTTTCGAGCAATTCGTCGGGGCTCAGCAGCTCATCGAGATAGTCGCTCAAGTGCTTGGGCTGCTTGCTATATTCTGACTCAAGGTGGATGCGCGCGGACCAATAGGCCCGCCGCACCGCATCCTCGGCCTGCCCCTTGAGCCGACCCCTCAGGGCTCTTGAGTAGCTGGCCGGCGTTTGCCGTCCGAAACTGTCGGGGTCGAAACCGGCTGCGCACCATCGCTCGAGGAGCTTTCCCCAATCCCAGGTGCGCTCTGCGGAGGGTGGTCGGCGGCCTCGCCGTCGCCACCCTCCTCAGCCTGGTCGATTTCCTCGCCTTTGCCCATTGCGCGAGCGAGGGCGCTGAGCATGGGCCAAAGGATTTCCGCATTGTTGGCGGCGAGGAGCGCCTTGCACTCGGCGAGCGCCAACTCGGCGTGGTGCGTGCGGGTGGCGCCATAGAACAGATGCACCTGCGTTTTGAGCCGCGGGTGGCGGAATGCGGCCTTGCCCGTTGCCGGATTGACCGGGCCCGCCATTTCCGCGAGCACCTCGTCAATCGGCTTGTCGGCCAAATCCTCGACCGCCATCAGCACATCGAAATCGAAATGCAGCCTGAGCTCGCGCTCATCCTTTAGAATGGCGAGCGCGGCCCCAAACATCGGGGTGCTCATCACGGCGCAACATAGGCGGAGCTGGTCACCGCGCCGGTCGACCGCAGCTTGAGCGTGGCCTCCATGACCCCGCCGCGCTGAATTGTGCCGCGGTCATAGGCCACCGCGATCGCGTTGCCGGCGTAGCTGCGCGTCAGCACGCCCCGCACCGCGACATTGCAGAGGAACGCGCGCTCGATTTGGGCGGCGACCCATGCCTCGATTTTGGTGTCGGTGTCGCTGCCGGGGCGCAGGTTGAGCACGACATCGAACTCGCCAAAATCGGTGTCGCCCGGCACGAACTCCTTGGCATCCGCCTCGAGCGGCGTGGATTCGAGCTGCTCGACCTCGGGGCTCGGCAGCCCAAAGCTCCTGACCTGCACGGCCTTGTAAAGGGCAGTGCCGTCATTGAACCAAAATTCCGACTTGGCGCCGGTCGATGCTTTGGTGGTTTCGGCCATTTCTCACTCCCTCGCTTTTTCAAATCACTCGCCGGCGGAATGCCGGAGAATCACATCGCTGACGGCCAGGTGGACAAAGCCCTTTTCGTCGGGCTCGCCGAGGTCGCGCGGGCCGGTGCGCGAGCCCGCTTCAAATTCCATTTGGTCGCCGGGATCTCCGACCGTCGCCGGCTCAAGCAGCGCGCCCGACGCCGCCTTGCTCAGCGCCCAGGCGTCGGCATGGGTGCGGGCGTAGGCTTCAAGTTGCACCCGGCTCGTCCACAAATCAGCCTCCTCGCCCTCCAGTGTTTCCTCGGGCACGCTTGAGACCAGCACCATGACCAGCGCCGGGAGTGGGCTGCCCTGCGGCCGAACGCCCCAGTAACGCCGCGCTGCGGCGAGGCCGGTGACCGCCGGCACATTGGTGCGCTCGACCAGCGCCGCAGCCAGATCCATGCCTCACCCTTTCGCCTTGGCGAGCCGGCGCGCGCGGCGCGCGGTCGCCTTCCTCACCTCGACCCCGAGCGTTTCCTTGAGCAGGGCGAGAGCATCGCTGCTCTGCTCGTCAAAGGCGGGCCTCAGGAACGGATGCGCTGTGATGCGCACGCTCCCCAATTCGATCAGCGAGGCATAAGGCGCGAGATTGCCGCCAGCGCGCACCTGGGCGAGCACATTGCCGCCGCCCTTGGTGCGCTTCACTCCCCTGGCGCTGCCGGTCGCCGAAAAGGCGGCCCGCGCCCGGCGCCGGAAATCAGGGTCATCGAAACCGACCGTCAGACGGATGCTGTCGCGCAGCTGACCCGTTTTCACCGGCGCATGGGATTGCGCCGCCTCGAGGATCGGCTGCCCCGCCTTCTTGACCGCGCGCTTGAGCACATTGCGCTCGGTCGCTCGCGACAGCTCCTTGAGGGCGGCGTGCAGATCGGAGAAACCCTCGACGCTGACCGATTCCCCGCCGCGCAGGAGCGTCCGCGCGCGGAGCGCCATTTAGCTGGCCTTGTCGCCCTTGGCGGCGGGCGCGGGCTTTACCTCCTCGACCAGGCCGATGCCGATGAGCGTTGCCGCCATCGCGTCGGGCAGGTTGTATTCGGTCCCTTTGGTTTTGGTGACCGGCGCGCCTTCGCCGAGGCCGTAGGTGTTGTTATGGTCGCGCAGAACCTTCACTCGCATGTCACTCTCCTCATCTAAGCTGTTTCCTCGCGCGCCGCGCCGAGCACCTCGATGCCTTCGCGCAGGCCAATTTCCTTCCAATCGAGAATCTCATAGGTGCGCCCGTCATCGCCCTCGATGCGGTCGGTCGAGCGCACCAGGTCAGGCCGCCAGCGAAAAACGAACCGCATGGGCGCGCTCGCCGCCACCTCGGCATTCTGGAACCGCTCAGTGCCCGGCCCCGGTGCCATCGAGCACCAGGTGGTGGTGCGTGCCGGGTTGGGCTCCTCGACCGGCTCATTGTGTGCGTTAGTGGTGAAGCTCGGCCGCACGATGGTCACCTGCCGGTTGAGCTTGCCGGCAGCGAGCAAGGGGTTGCCCATTTAGTGCAGGCCGATCCGGCGGAATGGGTCGCACAAGGTTTCGACCGCGAGCGGCAGGGCGGTCACCACATTGGCGCCGACCACCACCGCCTCGCGGTTCGCATAGAGGTGCGCGAGCATCAGCAGCACCGCGGCCTGCAGGTCGGCGGGGCACTGGCCCTCGTCATAGCCGGCGACGTAGCTGACCCTCACCGCGTCGGGTCGCGGCTCAGTCGAAGGGAAGCTGCCGCCGAACGGCGCGATGATTGACCAAGGCTCACCCTCGATGCTGCGGTAATCCGCCGGGTCGAGCGTCTGCTCGGCGCCCTCGGCATCGACATAAGTGACGCTGGTGATGCTCGCGACCGGGTCGCGGGCCAGAGTCAGCCTTTCCTCGGGGCACGCCGGGAACCGCGGCGCCCATTCGGTAAACGCCTGCGGACTGAGCGAGCGACCGGTGCGCTTTTCGATTGCAGCGATCGCACCGCGCAGTTGGGCGGCGATCAGCGCATCATTCTCGGCATCATCCCAATCGACCCTGAGGTGCGCCTTGGCGCGGGCGAGGCCGATGGGCCCGCCGCCGATCCACAGCGCGGCGATTTCTTCAAGCGTGCGCCCGGCGGTGGTGGTGGCGGTGATGGCCACAAGGGCGAGCGCGCCAAGCTGGCCGCCCGACAAGGTGACACTGACCACGCTGCCCACCAACGCGTCGGAATCCTTGGTGACCCCGCTGACCGTGACAGTGTGCCCGGTCAGCGTTTCGCCGACACCGAGCTCGGCAGCGAAATCGTGGGTGTATTCCTCGACCTCGGCGGGTTCCTTGGCAGCCCAATCGATCATGTGACCGCCCCTCGTTTCGCTTGGTGAGCACCCGCCGGGCGCCTCTTGATTCTACCGTGATGCATGGACGGCAATGCGCCGTCAGTGCCGTTCAATGCGCTCGCGCCTCAAGCGGCACGCGATAGCCGGCATAATGGCTCTGCCACCGGTTCTTGCAGGCCCACCCGCCATTGCGCGTGCGCCCCTCGATCGGCACGCCGAGCTCACGCAGCTCGAAAATTGCATGCTGCGTCAGCCTCGATGCGGTGAGGGGCTGGTGGTCGGCGTCCGGCCACAGCCCCTCGACAATCTCCTCGACCGCCAGGAACTGCCCCGGCGGGCTCAGGAGCAGCAGGGCGAGCAGCTCGGCCTGCAGCGGCGCCAATGTCCGCACCACCGAACATTGCCGGCGGCAATATTGCGGCCAGCTCATCGACACGGTCATTGGCGGCGATTCTCTTTTTGAGCCTCAGGCCTTGCGCTTGCTGCCGCCCTTGGCTGCCGGCTTGGCGTTCGCCGGCGGCGCAACCTTGTTGCTCGAAACCGGCGCCATCTTGTTGCCCGGCGCGGGCGCTGCCTTCGCGCGGCTGACGCGCTTGGCGAGTCCGCGCTCAACCAGCGATTTGGCCGTGGCGGCATCGGTGACGAACCGCTCGCCCATGCCCATCGTGTCGGCCTTGACGCTGGTGAGGTGCAGCTGGTCGATGACCTCGAGCTCGACGCAATCCTTTTTCATTTGGCGCTCCTTTTCCTTTTCGGGCGGTCGACTGAGCGGCCGCCGGAAAAGGAGCGGCGGGGTTGCGCCCGCCGCTCCAATCGACGCCTGACCAAAGGGAAAAAATCAGGCCTCGAGGTCGGCTTCCGCGTCGGAGAAATCGCCCTTAACGAACGCCTCGGTGCGATAGACCGCCAGCGCTTCGCGCTGCTCGGCGAGAATGGTGACCAAGTTTTTGCGGAAGTTGTCGCTGTCCTCGGTCGAGACCATCACATTGGCATCCTCGCGGTCGAACAGCTGCGCACCGGTGCGGAACGCTCCGACCAGGAACTTGTCCACGGTCATCGCCTGCGTTTCGACGATCGGCTTGCCCCACAGCGAGGGCACACCCTCCTGCTTGGGGTTGCCGATGATGTGGCGCCCGGTGGTGTCCTTCTCGAGCTCGATGAGCGCCCAATCCACCGGATTGAGCACCATCCCGTCAGGCGGCAGCTCGGCGAGGAACGCCTGCAGGATAGCCAGGCGCAGGATGTCGATTTTGGTGACTCCCGACATCACCGGCACGCCGACTGCCGCCTGCGTGAACGCGGTGGCCTGCGTATAGATGCCGTTGAGGTCGGTGCCCGCACCCGAGCCGTTGAGGATCTGATTGTCCTCGACGTAGGCGAGACCGTAGCGCAGCCGCCCGTCGATGTAGCTCTGCAGCTGCGGCACATCAGACAGAATCTGCCGGGTCGCGAGCACAAAGTGGGCGATGGTGGTGACGTTGGCCGTCATCAGGTCGAACTTGATTTCCGACTCCGGCTTGGTCGCACCGCTGGTTTCCGACACCGTCGCAGCCGAGTTGGTGAAACCCGTTTCCTTGACATACTGAATGGCGTTGGAATTGGTGCGGCCCGGCTCGATGAGGTCGCGCATGTGCAGCTGGCGCAGCGCCGGGCCAATGATGCCAGGGCGGCGATCGGGCACGATAAGGTCGCCAGCGGAACCGTCAGCGTTGGTGGTCAGGGCGCTGATGATCGCCTTGACCGGCATGCTGACGCGGCCGCGGGTGTTGGCGGCGAGGAAGGCCTTGACCTCCTCGTTTTCGACGAACTGCTGGCCGATGCTCTTGACCGGTTCGGATTCGCTGCCGCGGCGCTGCAGCTTCTGCTCGAGAGCGTCGATGCGGTCGCACACTTCGGTGTGCTTGGTCATCGCCTCGTCGGCCCTCTGCTTGGTCTCGTCTGTGACCTTGCCGAGGTTCTTGAGCTCGGTGTTGACCTGTTCGGCAAAGGTTTTCACCTCGCCGAGTGATTTCTGCAGTTGCTCACCGAGCTGCTTGAGCTCGACCGCATCCGCCGGAGTGGGCCCGTTTCCGTCCTTGCGGCCAAATTCGGCAATGTCGGGCGCCTCCGCGCGGCCGAGCGCCGCCAGCGAAGCGGCCGCCATCAGAGAGGTGCAATGCTTCATGTTCATTTCCTTTCGAGGCTCGGCAGCGAGAAATCCGCCACCGCTGAGGCGAGAGCAGCAACGCCCTCCTTTGTCGCAGGGTCGCCCTCAGCCTCACGCCGGAGCAGCTCAGCCAGGCCTTGCCCCGCGACAACGGCGGCCTGGGTTTTTGAAAAGCCTGCCTCCCGCAGGAGCTTTTCAAATTCGCGAATGTTGGGCAGCTGGCCGTGCGCCAGCTTGAATTTGACCGCCTCGACTCGGGCGTCATCGTTGGCCGGAAAGGTGACCAGCGAGACCTCGACCAGGTCGAGCTTGAGGAGCGTGCGGACGTTGGTTTTTTCGTCGAAACTCGACTCGCGCACCCAATAGCCGATGCTGAGGCCGGTGACGGCGCCGGCCTTCAAGAGCGCGTGCGCTTCCTTCGCCTGGGCGACATCGTCGGTGAGCAGGCGGCCTTTGACGAACAGGCCGGTCTCATCCTCAACGATTTCGTCATAAACTCCGATGGGCTGGTCCTGCCGATGCTGCCACAGCACCGGCACAGTGCGGTCTTTCGCCTTCAATTCAGCGAGGCTTTCGGTGAACGCGCCAGGCGCCACCACCTCGTTGTAGCTGTCGACCACGCCGAACACCGAGCCGTAGCCCTCGAACGTGCCATCGTCGCTCACTCCGCTCGCCTTCACGGTCAGCGGAAAATCGCGCACCTTGAGCTGCCGCTTGGCGCCGAACTCGGGCACGATGACGGAACCGGCGATGCCGGCGAGCAATGCGCGCATGATGGTCTCCTTGGGTCAGCTGGCGCTGTTGTCGGCGAGCGCAGCGGCGATGGCCTCGGTCAGCGGCACATATTGCGCCTGCACCAGGATCTCATCGCCGCCCTCGACCGGCGGCAGATTCTCTTTGCGGCGGCATTCGTTGCGCGACATGACGCCGATGCGAGTCATGATTTCATAGAAGCGGGCGCGGCCCTGACTGTCGCCGCGCAGCAGCCCCTCGAGGTTGAACTCGGCGAACAGCCCCTGCGCCCGTTCCGCCGGCGTCAGCAGCTGCTTGGCGATCGCGAACTCGATGCGCCGCAAATACGGGGTCAGGGTGAATTTGAGGAAGCCGAGGAGCATCTGCTCCATGCCGGTGCCCCACCCGGTGGTGTCCTTGTTGTGGCCGACCATGAACGGCGGCACGCCAAACCAGCGACACACCTCCTCGACCGAATGCGCCCGCGACTGCAGCAGCTGCGCATCGTCGGCGCTGAGGCTGATTTGCTCCCAAGCCACGCCGCCCTCGAGCACCAGCGGCCGCCCCGCATTCTGCGCGCCGACGAACTGGCCGACCAGCTCCTCGCGCGCCGTCTTACGCTGCTCGGGGTCTAGCCACTTGTCGAACTTGAGCGCGCCCGAGGGCGAGATTCCGTTGGCGAACATCGACCCCGCCGCCCGATCCGCGGCGATCGCGATGCCGAGGCTGTCGCGAGCGTGCTGCATGATTGACATGCCGCTGATCGGCCCGCCGCCAAAGCCGCGGATGTGGAACACATCCTCCTCGCCAAGGTCATAGCTTTCGCCGGCATAATTCCAGCGATAGCGCAGCGAGCCGTTGGGCTGGCGGTTGACCTGCACCATGTCGGGCCTGACCGGCTCGAGGCCGATAAGGCGCCCACCATCCCTCAACTTGCGGGCATAGTGATTGCCGCGCAGCATCAGCGAAATCGCCAAAAACTCAAAATAATCGACCGGCGTTTGGTCGGCGTTGGGGCTCTCGTTGAGCACCCGCCACAGCGAGCTCGCGCGCGCCTCGGTGGCGATGCCGTCAGCGCCGCGCTTCCTCACCGGACAGGGCAGCGAGCCGATGGTCGCCGCGACCAGGCGCAAGCAGGCGAAAAAGGTGCTGATGCCGAGCGCTGCCTGCTCGTTGACGCACACGCCCGAGGTCGAGCTGCCGCGGTCGGCATTCTGCGGATCGCGAATCTTGGTCGGCCCTGGGCCCACCACCAGCCAATCGCGCACCGTGGTGTAGAGCGATTTCGCCCAGGTCATGCGGCCGCCGGCTGCTGCTGTTTCAAGCTGTTGAGCCAAGCGCCGACTCCCCCGTTGTCATCCTCGCGGTCGCGGAACGCCGCGCCTACCGCCATCACCGACGCCGAAATGCCGTCAATTTTCTCCGGCGATTTCTTTTTCGCCGGCATGAAATTCAGGTTCTCATCGAACCGCAGCACGGTGTTGCCGGCCATCCACCTGAGGAGCGGATGCCCCCCGTGGTCGACCAGCCCGCCGAAAACGAGCCGCTCGAAATGCTTGCTCGGCTCGCCCATCGACAGGATGCCCTGCCTCACCTCGAGCAGGCGCTCGACCTCGACCCCATCCTCCTGCAGGTCGCCGACCAGCTTGCGCGCGTTCCACGGATCGAAGGCCACAGCCTCGACATCGAAACGCTCGAAACCGTCGAGCAGCGCGCGCTGCACAAAGGCCTGGTCGACATAGTCGCCGGGCGTGGTCTCGAACGCGCCAAGGTCGCGCCACGCCTCAAGCGGCACCTTGTTGCGGGCGTCCTTGATGCGCTCGGCGAGCGTATCCTCGGGCACCCAAAAGCGGCACCTGAGCAGCCACTTGTCAGCCGGAGTCAGCGGCTCGAACAGCCACACCAACGCCGTGAAATCGCGGGTCGAAGAAACGTCGAACCCGCCAAAGCAGCGCCGCCCGGCAAGGCCTTCCCAATTGAGCCACGCCTTTTTGTCGGCGGCGCAGGCATCCCACTTGGCCAGCGGCAGCCACCGCGCCAGCGCCTCGACCCATTGGTTGAGGTGGTAGCAGCGAAAGGTCGCTTCGCGCCGCGGGTTGCCCTCGGCCAGGCGCGCCTCGCGCCTGAGAAACTGCACTGTCGGCGACAGCCCGAGCGACGGGTTGGCCTTGGCCCACACCTGCTCGTCGCGCCAATCATCCTCAGGGTCGGCCGCGAACAGCACCACCAAGGTGGTCGGCTCCTCGACCCGCCCCTCAAGGATGGCAAGGCTTTCATCCCACAGCTCGACGCCGGTGATGTTGGTTTTGAGGCCAGCGGTCGAAGCATAGAGCTCAATCGGCTCGAGCCTGGTGCCGGTGCCCTGCCGCAAATCATTCTCGATTTTGCGGCTTTTCCATTCGTGCATTTCGTCGCCGAGAATGACGTTGGGGCCCTTGCCGTGCTTGCCCTCCTCGGCGCCGGTCAGCAGCTGAAACGCAGCGGCGCATTCCTTCAAATAAAGCGATTTCTTGTGCGGCTGAATGCTCGCGGCGAGCTCGGCGTTATAGCCAACCATCGCCTTCATTTTGTTGAACGGCAGCTCGGCCTGGTCCTCGTCGCGGGCGAACACATAGCCTTGGCCGCCAACGATTCCATCGATCGCCCAAAACAGCAGCGCCAGCGCGGCGAGAAACTCGCTCTTGCCGTTCTTGCGCGGCACCCACAGCAGCAACCGGCGGAACAGCCGCACCCATTGGGTGGTCGGCTTGTGGGTCGCCGGGTCGAGGATCTCGACCGGGACTTTCCACCCGACCAGCAGCCTGACGATGATTTCCTGCCAGCTGTTGAGCCGAAACGGGAGCCCGGCGAACCGGTCATCAGTCAGGTGAAACCAGCGCGGCCAATTGGCCACCACCAGCTCGGCCTTGGCCGCGTCAAACCATGCACCCTCGACTGCCGCCGCGCGGTCCCATGCCTTGAGCGCCCAGGCATAACCGGGCGCCTCAGCGATCGCCTCGAGCCATGCCGGGCGCGGGTTAATCCACTGCGGCCGCGAGGCCATTAGCAGTTACCGGCGGGCGGCTCCGAATCGAGCGTGCGCATCGAGCCGATGAGGCCCGCACGCGGCCGCGGCAGCGGCGGTTCCTCGCCTTCCTCGGCGGGGCGACCCTGCGGCTTTTCGCCGCGGTCGAACAGGCCGGGGTTTTGCGCTGCGGCCACGGCTTGATCCTTGAATAGCGCATATTCGTCGGAAGGCGTCAGGCCGAACCTGGTGCTCAATTGAGTGACCATCTGAAAGGCACGATCGCGCACCACCACCGCCGGGCGCATGCGCTCCATATAGCCGCCGGCCACGGTCCTCACCTTTTGCGTGTGGCCGCGCTTTCCGACCTCCTCGTTGGCGAGCACCCACTCGGCGAAATAGACGCAGAACATCGCGAACACCGGGCGGTGCTGCGGCTGCAGCCGATGGGTCGCGGCGAGCTTGGGTGCGAGGTCGCGCCACACTGCAATCGCTGCTGATGCGAGCGGACCAGCGGCAATGATCGCCGGCGGCGCCAGCTGGTCGCCATCGGCAGGCGGCTGAGCGAGGAGCTCGGCAACGCGCTGCGCCTCGACCTCGCGCCGGCGAACGGCAGACAAGCGGCGGCCAGGGTTGCCCTTCGCTTCCTGCACGCCCGGCGCATCGGGCAGCCTTCCCATGCGTTGCTCCTCTGTGATCTTGGCCGCGACACATCGGGGTGCGCCGCGGCCGCCGGGCTCCTCACCCGGTGGCGCGCCCATGTGGTGACACCGGCGCGCGAGGTGCGGCATGCCGCTCTGATCGGCCGCCGCTGTGGGCGCCAGGTTGGCCGAGCGGCTAGCGAAAGCCGACCGGAAAAACCTGCCCGCCTAAAAAAAATTGGGGCGAAATAACGCGCCGAAATTTTGCGCAT